CAGTTATTGTTGGTGGGGGCCCTGTTCCCCTGATATGTGAGTCCTTTCGCACTTTCCCATCTCGTCTGGGGGATGTAGGTGGTTTGTTTGTGCACGCGGTCGCTGTTAAAAGCGTCCCAAAACGTGTCACCAGCCTTAGAGTGTGTAAAGGAGGAGCAATTTTCAGATTCTCGCTCCATTCCGTCCCTTCTGGGACGGAGATCAATGTGGATGGCACTTGGAGAAAAATCATATACTCATTTGATTCTCCCTCAGTGGTTTTGTCTCAAGACTCACTATATGCCGTCCTTGGTCTTTCCTCTCCTGGTTTGCGCCACTCTCCTACCCCTCCTGCTGTTGGCGACCTCGTCGTCTTCCCTCCCGTGAATGGGTCTACTTTAGGCCCTTCATTTGGCACTGTCCACGCTCTCCGGTCTATTTGTGTTTCTTTGTGCGGTTCGGTTGTTAATTCTTCAATCGCTCTGTATGATATTAGCACTGTTGCTGGGGATTGCGGCAGGCCAATTTTAAATCGGGCTGGAGACGTTCTTGGTTTTCACATGATCGGTCACACTTCATTTGATGGTGTGCCGGTTAAAGAAATGCATTTGAGGCAAGTTGATGGCCCCCCGATTCCGTGTAACGGTTTCGTGATGAGGGAAATTGAGCAGCTTCCTGTTTTAGAAGGACCATTTGTTTTGCAAGGCCTCCCTACTTTTGGGAGACGTATCAAGTCAGCTTCTGTTGAATACGTTTTGGAGGGGGGACTCCCAACTCCTTATGTTTTCGGCACCGCTTCGTCGGCTGATGTCATTTTGGAAACTCGGCGTTTTCTGGAGCCATCTTCTTCTGTCTCTGACATCGTCAGGAATGGGATTAGGGAAGCCCTGACTTGCGTTTTCGACATTGACATCGCTCGCCATGCCTGTGGTCCTTTTGAGTACTTCCCCCCTTCGAATTCCCCGGAATCTATCGCTCGCATGTTAGTTTGCTTGCAGTCCTTGGATCGTGGGTCATCTCCTGGTTATCCAATTTCTTTCCCTTCTCAAGGGGCTTGGATTGACCATTTTGATTCTGATCCTTCTGTTTCGATGACCCTTTGTGCTTTGCATGTACTCGGAGTCTTCATTGATGCGATTTCTGGGGTTACTGATGCTATCCGCATGATCTCTATATTTGTTGCAGCTCCTAAAGCTGACAAATATAAGTTGGATAAAGTCAAGAATCACCGTATGAGGAGCGTTATGTCCGCTTCAGTGTATGGAAAGCTCTTCTGGTTGTGGATTTTTCGTGCTTCAGATCTTATCTGGGCGGAACAATCTACCACTGGAGGATATTTCCTTTGTACCGATCTTTGTTCACGACAGTGGGAAAGAAGGTTTGTGTTCGGTCATCTTATGACCGGTACCCACGACTTTGCCGCTGATGCCACTGGTTGGGACCGCACGCTAAGTGGTTGGCTCATCGAAG